TGCCGCGCAGCGCGCCCAGCAGTCCGCCGACGGGAAGAACACGATCTTCTACCAGGCGAACAAGCCGACCCTCAACGGACGCACCGAGGGCGACCTGTGGTACGACACGGACGACGGCTACAAGATGTACCGCTACTACACCCAGGTGGACGACTTCGTTGTCGCTTCCATTGGTGCGTCCTCGCTGGAGGGGAGCGTCACCCCCAGTGTGGCTGGCAACATCTGGAATAACATTCTGGACGCCGGCGCCCCGAAAGTCCGCCCGGTCAATGGGGAGATGATCGCCCGGCAGGCGATCACCACGGTGCACGTGCAAGGCCTGGACGCCGGGGTCATCACCTCCGGGTACATTGGCTCAGACCGTATCGCCGCCCGGTCCATCACCGCCGCACAGATGGCCGCCGGGACCATCACCGCGGACAGCGGCGTCATCGGTTCGCTCAACGCGGGCGACATCAAGTTCGGCACCCTGTCGGGCGACCGCATCGACGCCAACACCCTGCGCGGCAAACTCATCGAAGGCGGCACCCTCAAAGGTGGGACCATCGAGGGCGGCACGATTACGGGCGGGGTGATCAACGGCGGCCGCGTCATAGGAACCACCATTACGGGTGGATCAATCACCGGTTCCACAATCACCGTCGACCGTACGGGGGACCCAAACAACCGGGTGACCATCGACACGGTCAACGGGATCACCGTATGGAAGGGGTCGACGCCCTACGCCCGAATGGACCCGTCACTGCCCAACGGGCTGGCCCTGTACAACCCGAACTCAACCGACCTGTTCTCCAACCTCACCGATGTGTCGTCCATCATCTTCGGTGCCCAGTTCAAATCGAAGGTTCTCAGCCCGGCGGCTCCGTCCTCCGTGGACGGGGCCTATGGCTACTCCTGGTTGTTCAATGCCCCCGCTTCGGGGCGGGCGCTGATCATCGCCCAAATCCACTACTCCGTCGGCGCTCAGAGCCCCCTGTGGAGGGGCCTGTCGATTCAACGGGAACGCAACTCCGGGGTGTGGATGACAACCGCATATCTGTACGCGTCGAACGGCTGGCAGTCCGACACCCCCATGTTCATGGGCCTGGCCACCGGCCTGCCCAAGGAGGGCAAGTGCACCGTTTGGACGAAGATCGCCTTCTCCACCAACGGCGCCGCGCCATTCACCCGCTGGGAAACCAGCTTCGCCACCGCCGCACTTATCCCCTGCTGAGAAAGGAAGAGCATCCACCATGCCACAGACCGACCCCAACGGCATCGTCGTCTACACGAACGACGACACCGCCGCCAACTGGCCCACCCTGCTCAACATGGGTATGTCGTCCGTGTCGAATGTCATCACCGGCCTGCGCCGCTCCAGCGTCTACAAGGCCAACAACGCCGCCGCCGCCAACACCCTGCGCGACAACCTCATCAAATCCGGCGTCACCCCCTCAGCCACCGACCCCATCCTCATCTACCTCACCTCCAACGGGCAGATCATCGCCTGGGACGGCAACACGTGGAAAGCCAACGGCTCCGACATCTCCTCCTGGATCATCACCGGCTCCGAAGTCGCCTCCCCGGCCACCCCCATCACCGGCGGCATTCTTGTGGGAAGCCGCGGGGAGGCCTCCCACTTCCGCGAGGAGGTGGGCACCAGCGTCATCCGCGTGCCCACACCGCCCGACCCCCGGTATACAGGCTTCATGAGCCTGGCTCGCAAGTACGTCGGCATCGCCTCCGCCATCTTCAGCAACGGCGACCTGTGGTCCTTCGGCGGCAACGTCGGCGGCGCCGGGTACGGCTACGACCGGGTCAAGAACAACGACGGCCAGATCGTCCGCCTGCCCTACATCGCCTACGGGGCCAGGCCTGGTAGCCTCATCCGCGTCAACTACATCATCAAGGGCTGGGAGGTGTGAATCTCGTGTACATACCGCATCCGCCGTGGGCCAACACCATGGACCGGGGCCTTCGTGCCATCGGCTACCTGGCCCTGGCACTATTCTCCATCCGTGAGGCCGGGCTTATGCCCTACACGCCCGACGCCGCCATCTGGTACAACCTGGCCGTCCACATGGTTCTGGCTGCGACAGCCGGCGGCTGCGCGCTCGCATGCCTGACCGGACGCTCGCAGGTGGAAATGGTCATCCTGCCCCTTGTCCTGGGGTGCACATCGGCCTCCTGGATCCTCGTCGTATCCGCCCACGGTTTCGGGGCCCGGTCCGCCCTGCTTCTGTCCGTCGTGTTCCTGCTGTCCGCTAGAATGAACTGGCTGCGCTGGTTACGACACCGCGCCATAATCCTCACCGCGCTACGCGATCGCAACAGTAACGGCACAGACAGGGGGTGATCGCTTGACGCCCCTGCTCACCACGGTGGGGTCCGTCATCGCCCTCGTCACCTCCGTCCTGGCCGCCTGGGGCTCCTGGATGAAAGTCAACGCCGATCGCAAACGGGGTGTCGGCGAAGCGGAGATGGCCCGCTCCAGGTTCGGCCTGGAAGCCCTCCAGGCGGCCCTGAACGTGAAGGACACGATCATCACCCAGTACCAGGAGGAGAACAACCGCCTGCGCATTGAGGTCCATGACCTGAAGGTCGAGGTCGAACGCCTTCAACGGCGCCGCAAAGGCAACTGAACCGGAACGCGAAGAAGCCCGCCCTCTCCCCGAAGGAAGAGGGCGGGCTTCGTGCTTCCGCTACTTCGACATGCGCTTCAGCAGACCCTTCAGGCGAAGCGTCATGGCGCAGTAGTGGTAGAGGTGGCGTGCGGCGTCGCGCACATCGTCGGCGTCCGGCTGATCCACGGAGCGGCCCGTCGGCCAGAACCCGAGCGCCTTGAGCGTGGCATCGCGGACCAGCGTCTTGGCCTGCGTCGGCGTCTGGTAGACGATCGGGCGCCTGTCGTAGATGTAGTCCATGATCGCGTTGACCTTCACCGGGGTGAGGTCGGCGAGGAACTGGTTGTGCGGGCGCAGGTCGAAGCGCTCGCCGACGACGACGTCCGGCTTGTAGCACCAGATGGCGCCCTTGAGCGTGAACGCCGTGTCGGTGTGGCTGTCGGCGACGAACTGGTCGTACTCGACGATCTCGACGTCGTCGCCGTCAACCGCCCCCAACACCCATCCGGTCGACACCCCCGGGTCGTAGGCGAAGATCTTGGTCACCAGCCCATCACCACCAGGCACGAAACGATCGTGATGACCGGACTGAAGCTGATCCACAGCGGAATCTGCGCGTTCTCGCGCTGGGTCGCCGCGAAGAAACCCAGGAGGAGAGCAAGCCCGAAGGAGACCAGCCCCACGGAGAAGAACTCTTGGAGTGTCATCCGCTCACCACCGCCATGACCAGTCCGAACCCGACAAGGAACGCCGACAGGCAGGCGATAGTCCGAAACCACCACTTGGAGAAGCCCTCCGCGTGACCGTCCTCGGCGAACATGTACCCGGCACTGAACACGAGCAGTGCCAAGGTCAGGCCCCAGTAGCCAAACCACCCACCCGCGCTCACGTCTCGATCACCACCGCGTCCTCACCGCGCAGGTCGTTGGGCTCCGCCCTGCGCCAACGCCCGGAACCCTTGGCGTGCGACGCCACCGCCCGGCACACGGTCGCCTTGGCGGGGTCGCAACCCTCCTTGCCCCGGTGCCACGCCAGAACGGGGATGTCGCCCTTGTCGAACCACACCCGGGTCAAGGCCCGCAGCATGGCGGCCACGCCGCAGGCCCGGGAGCGCCGGACCCGCTCCGGTTCGGCCCTCGGGTCGAAGGGGGCGGGGGACCAGATGACGTCGAACTCGTTGACACCGCCCCACAACGCCTGCCCACCGACGTTGTCAATGATGTGCACGCCATTGGGGTGCACCTCGATGCGGATCGCAACCTTGCTACCGCGGCTCACGAGTGGTTCCTCCGCTCGGTGTCGACAACGATGCGAGCGCACCAGGCCAGGGCCATGGCCGCGACCTGGATGAGCTCGTCACGCAGCGGGGCCGCGTGGCCGACGGGGGTGTCGGCGTCTGGGGTCAGGGCGCGGGCGACCTCACCGACCTCCTCGGCCAGGATCACGAACTTCATCTGCTCGCTCACCTCCGGGTTGAAGGGGGTGCGACCCTGGTGCTTGTCGTAAGCCCGCTGGTACTCGGCGACGACCTCGTTCTCCAGGACGCGACGCGCCCGGCCCCGGCGGCGGCGCAGACCGTGCAGGGAGGAGCCGTCGGTCTTCTCGTCGAGGTAGGCGACCCACAGGGCGGCGCGGGCGGCGATGGCGGACAGGGTGAAGCGCTTGGCCCCGCTGCTCCAGGCGGCCGATGTCAGGAACATGATCTCGGCCAGGTAGTTGTAGGGGTTGACGGTGTTGCAGCCCACGTAGTCGATCTCGTCGACGGCGCGGGCGACTGCCGGGTCGATGTCACTCATTGGTGCTCTCCTTCTTGTTGTTCTCCACCTGCGCGGCCAGGCGGCGGACGGTGTCGACGAGCTCGGCGCGCTCCTCGTCGAGGTACTTCAGGTCGCGCTGGGCGCGCAGGAGCTTGAGCTCGGTCTCGTCGGGCCAGGGGACGGAGGCCTCCACGTACTTGTGGCTGCCGACGTTGTCCGGGTCGACGCAGATGTTGTAGTACAGGCGCCCGCCCCGGGTGAACAGCATGCCCGCCAGGACGGTCACGTACGTGGTGTCGACACCGGCGGCCTTCAGGACGATCTTGGCGTCGCGGATGAGGGAGTACGGGGCGCAGTCGGAGGTCCTGATGTTGGCGTCAGCGCCGTCGTAGAGGCGGATCTTGCGCTCCAGGTACCACAGTGCCTTGTGCAGGTCGTCCAGGGGGTCGGTACCCCTCTTGCGCCCCTCGCGGCAGATGTACTTGACGATGTTGCCGGACAGGAAGTCCAGGTGCTCGGTGATCTCGATGACCTCACGGTCACCGAGCTTGTAGTGGGGCGGGTGGCTGATCATGTCGTCGGACATGGTTCCTCTCTTTCTTGTCATTCCTTGTGGTACCGCTGGCAGGTGTAGCCAGCGGCCTTGATCACGAGATCGTCGTCGGCCCAGGAGGGCGGACGGCACATGATCTCGGACACTTCGTTGACGAGCTCGGCCTCGCTGAGGCTTCGCTTGTCGGCGGGGATCTCGCAGACGACCTCGTCGTGGATGTGGGTGACGACCGGCCACCCGGCCTCTTCGAGGTGACGCAGGGCGGCGACGAGGATGTCGCGGGCGACGGCCTGCACGATGTTCTCGGTGATGATGCCCCCGTGCAGGGGCTTGTAGGGGACCCGGGCCCGATCGCCCCCCGTGTTGAGGACGTGGGGTACGAGGCGGGCGGGACCGAGCGGGGTGCCGTCGACGTCGAGGGGCTGCTTCCAGCGTCGGGTGAGGCCGCGGTAGACGATGGGCCTCTTGGAGGGCAGCCACACGTAGCGGTCCTGCCCCTTGACCTCGATGCTGACCAGGCCGGTGTCGACGCCTCCGCCGGTGCCCAGGATGCGCTCCAGCTGCGCCCAGAAGCGCCGGACGGCGGGGGACTGGGCCCTCCAGATGTTCACGATCTCTTGCAGCCGCTTGCGCAGGACGTCTTCGGGAGTGTTCTTGGGCAGGATGTTCCGGCCGCCCATGGCGATCATGGCGCCAATACCTCCTCGGTACTGGAGGGCCAAACTAGCGACCTTCCCGTGCTGCCGGTCAAAACCCTTCTCAGGGCCGCCGAGCTTGGCGGCCGTAGCAACATAGATGTCCTCATCGTTGCGGAAGGCGTCGATCATCCACTGCTCACCGGTCAGCCACGCCATAACCCGGGCCTCGATCGACGAGTAGTCGCACACGACGAACGGCCCCATGAGCAGCGGGCGGATCAGCTTCTTCAGCTCCGGGGAGGGGACCGAGCCGCCCTCCAGCAGCCGCTCGACAGCCGCCTCCTCGGCCCCGGTGTCGTAACCGCCGCCCGCGGCCTTGAAACCGTCGCGGGCCAGGTTTTGGAACTGGATGAGCCGACCAGCGAACCGGCCCGTCGAAGCACCGAAATACTGCATCGTGCCCCGCAGGCGGCCGTCGCCGTTCGTGGCCCGGATGGCGGCGGTGAACTTCGCGGCGGCCGACACCGCGCACTCCTGGCGCAGCGCGAGCACTCGGCGGACGTCGTCGGGCAGTTCCCCCTCCAGCAGCTCCTTTACCGTGTCCTTGCGCAGGTCCTCCGTGTCGACGCCCCGCCCCTTCAGCCACGTGCGCAGCTGGGCCACCGAGTTGCCGTTGTCGACACCAGCGATCTTCTCGGTCTCCTTCAGCGCCTCGGCCCGGTTGTCCTTGAAGCAGCGCTCAGCGGCCTGAGCCAGGGCCGTGTCGACACAAACGCCCCGGTCGTTGATCCGCTGGTCCACCTCGTAGACGGCGCGCTCGCCGCGGGGGAAGTCGCGTGCCAGCCGCTTGGCGGCGTCGCGCATGGTCTCCACGTCCTGGTCGCAGTAGGCGCCGAATGCGGCCCAATCGTCGGGCTTCTCCTCAGCGGTCACCCTCTCGCCCTTGCGGCTGGGCTTGGAGAACAGGTTGATGAGCCGGGTTCCGGCCTCGTCCTTCTCCTCAGCGCCCAGTGCCAGGGCGAAGTCCTTCAGGGAGGCGGGCAGCCCCCACGCCCGTGCAAGGGCGGCGGTGTCGAAGAACTGCTCGGGTGGCAGAAACCCCCGCCTCTTGAGCCTAGACAGGTTGACACGCTCGAAGGAGGCGTTGTGAGCGATCTTGAGGACCTTCCTGTCGAACAGGCCGGGGATCGCCCGGATCTCCTCATGCCCTTCGGCTCGCTGCACCTCGCCATTGTTAAGGGCCCAGGAGCACATGAGGATCCGCCAGTCCGGGTGCTCCGTATACTTATACACACCGCACTTAGCCAGATCGACGGGCGAGTAGGTCTCGATGTCGAGCCACAGAACATCCTGACCCCCACCGCACGGCGTCCACGGCGCCCAGCCCTTCTCCGAGGCGGTCACCGTCCACCGACCCTGGAGCACGAGCGGCCAGATCTCGTCGAAGCCGCCGTCGGCGGGCGCCGTCCAGGGCCCTTCGACACCGAACAGGCCGATGGCTGGGCGCCGGGGGTCCAGTGGCCAGTCGGGTCCGGCCAGGTCGATGTTGCGTCCCATGGCCGTCTTGATGTCTCGCAGCACTCCGATCTGCTCGTCAGTCAGGTCACGGGGGTCGGGCACCAGGAACACGGGCTCGGCGGCCCAGAAGTCACTCATCACCGTCGGCCTTCGTCTCCTGCTTCTGCTGCCCGCGGTGCGCCGTCTTGCCAACCCTACGGCGCACCTCCGCCTTGGGGCGCAGGGCGATGTTGTCCGGGCCCCAAGGCTTGTTGTCGTCAGGCCGGGTGAAGTTGAAGTTCTTCAGCTCCTCCTCGGTCGGCAGGTTCATGTTGTCCAGGATCCACTGGGCGCCCTCGGCACTGGAGGCCCAGGTGCAGCCGTAGTCGCGGATCCAGTTGCCCACCCGCTGCGACAGGAGCGCCCGCAGCGAGCGGCTGGCGTTCTGCCGTGCCTTTCTGCGCCTGACGCGGCCGCTGTCGCACCCGCAGGCGGGGGATTCGAGCAGATCCGTGGTGGTGCCCCGGCTGTGTCGCCCGCAGAAGACGCAGTAGATGTCGAACACGGCGCCGTTCTTGACGGTCCAGCCGACGGGGTCGAGGCTCGCCAGACGCCAGTCGCCGAAAGTGTGGGCGAGCAGCGCCCCCAGGAGGGGGTGCGGCGAATAGGTGGTTCGAGGGATGGTGGTCATGGTTCTCTCTTCTCGGTTGATGGTTATGCGTTGGTCGTGGCCCGGGCGGTGTAGACGACCTCGCGGTCGCCCGGGCGTTCGGGGTTGGGCAGGATGTCTCGCAGAGTCCCCTTCTTCTGGCAGTGCATGAGGACCCGGGTGAGCGCCTCGGGGCCGTCGAACTTGTTCTGGAACTTGGTGACCAGGGCCGCGTACGACACCCGGTGACCCGGCTGGGAGGCGACCCACTGCTCGACGTCGGACACCATTCGGCTGAACCCGTTGGAGTCGACCTGGTTGACCAGGGCCTCGGCGCACCGGGCCCACGTGCCCGCCAGGTCGATCGCCTTGACGACATGGCGCAGCTCGATGGTGTCCTTCATCTCCGTCATGGCCAGGAGGGCCGCCACCCGCAGGGCGGAGAACGACAGCCGCTCGCAGGTGGGGAACAGGGCCACGGCGTTGAGCGGGTGATTGGCGGCCAGGAACGTGACGTCGTAGGCGAAGCACTTCCAGCGCTCCAGGGCGTCCTCGTCGCACTTGAGGGGCACGCGCAGGTCGTCGAAGGGGCCCGACACGGGCACGGCGGCCTGGAAGCCCTTGTCCCAGTGCTTGACCACGGAGGTCAGGTGGTGGATGAGCATGTCGCGCACCTGGTCGACACGGGCCCGCTCCCCCGTGCGCCACGCGACGTCGTTCGCCCCCGGTTCGAAGCCCTCGCGGGAGTCGACGACGACCAGACACCGGGGCACGAAGCCGGAGATGATGCGCTCCATGGTCAGGTAGCGTGCGGTGAGGTCGAAGATGCCGGTGCCGTAGAACGACATCTGGTGGTCGACACCGCCCTTTCTGGCCAGGCCCCCGGTCTTGCGCAGGATGGCGGGCACGCGCCCGTCGTAGATCTTGGTGAGCATGGGGATGAAGGAGGCCATGTAGGAGCCTTTGCGCGAGGCGGCGGCGAAGGTGTCCTGGACTTCGTCGACGCTGAGCAGCGTGGACAGGCGGGGCAGGTCGCCCAGCCATTCCTGGAGGGCTTCGGCGGTGGCGTCCTCGGGGGCCTCGTAGCCGCTGCTGTCGACACCGGCTTTCTCGGCGACGTCGGCCAGGACGCCGCGAGCCAGGCGCAGAGCCGTGCTTTTGCGGGACTGTGTAGTGCGCCCCAGGACCAGCCAGTACAGATTGAGGCCCATGTCGGTGAATGTGAGCGGGAGCTTGGCGTAGCGCGACAGGAGCGCGGAGAGCATGGCCAGGCCGCCGGCCACGGAGAACTCCCACGGGGCCTGCGGGCTTTTGTGCCCCACCCAGGAGGTGAAGGCGTCGATGAACGTGTCGTCGACGGGCTGCTCCTCGGGGTGGAGGAACTGCACGCGCGTCCAGTACAGGCCGTGGGAGTCGGCGTCGAGCACGGAGGGCAGACGGTCGACGAGCGCTTCGGGCGAGGATTCGTCGCCGAATTGGTTGACGCCTTCCAGGGGGGTGAGGCCGAGGACACGCAGGATGTCGGCGTCGTCGTCCATGATGAAGTCCTCGCCGTCGTGGTACTGCCCCCACCTTGCGGCGTCGCGCTGAACCTGCACCCACAGGTCGATGTCGGGGCGGTTGTCGCGCCGGTACTTGTTGCAGGCGGCCTCGTGCAGGACGAGGTAGCAGGAGCGCGCGTCGAACCCGGCCTCCATGAGTATGCACTGGAGGTGGTACATGCGGGCGGACCAGTCGTCGCCGATCTCAGGGCGGATCATGAACAGGTCGTTGGCGACGGAGTTGTTGACCAGGGCGAGCAGGCGGTAGATCTCGTTGGGGTCCTGCTCCTGAGGGACTTTGGAGTCGAGCTCCTCCTGGGAGAGGGGTTCGGCCGGGGGGTAGTGGGCGGCGAACTCGGCGACGGTGACGGCCTCTCCCTCGCGCTGGATCTCGACCAGGTCGACGCCGCCCGCCCCTCTTCTCCTGACGGTCTCCTCGGAGTACTGGGTGACGCGGAAGGGGGCGCCGTACTCGGGCTTGGTGTTGTAGGACCAGGGGACGCGCAGCATCTTGGCCAGGGGCCAGCCGCGGTCCATGCCGTCGGCGGCATGGGCGTTGTACAGTCCGTGCGACAGGTCCTCGATGTCGTTGTTGGAGAGCCGGTCGGCGTCGAGGAACCGCCAGTAGCCGTGCCAGTGGCCCGGCGAGGTGCGCACGAACGTGGTGGGCAGGATCGCCAGCTTCGAGGGGTCCATGTCGTCGCCGTCGCAGTAGACGACGTCGCAGCGCAGCACGTTGGCCTTGGTGGCGTGGCGGGGGTCCGACAGGGAGGGCGGCTGGGTGAACGTCATGGGTTTGAAGTAGACGTCGCCACTGCCGTGGGCTTCGACGTAGCGCCCCATGGCGGCCTTCTCGTCGGGCCACGAGAACCACTTGAAGACGGTGAGGCGCCCGAAGGGGTCCTTGGTGATGATGGGCACCCAGCCGGGCGTGTCGGGCAGCACCTCTTCGAAGAAGGCCATGTCTCTCTTTCTCTTCCTTCTTTTATTCCGTCTCTTCCGCGGGGACGACGGGGCCCCGACGCCGTCAGTCTAGCGACGCCGGGGCCCGGTCCTCAGTCGAAGGTCTTGTCGGTGGCGCTCACCAGGTGAACGACGTGGACGGGGTCGGTGCCTTCGACACCGGCGAAACGGGCGCTGTCGTCGTAGCGCCCCTCCCACCACTTCTCGTGGCCACCCCTGGCGCGGCTGTCGTAGACGTCGAGGGCGCCGACCTCGTCGACGCGGTCGTAACCGCTCTCGTAGCCCCGGACGACGACGATGGTGTCGCCGCCCTCCTCATCGCGCATCTGCGCCAGCTTATCGATGAGTTCGTCGAGGGTCATGTCAACTCAGCCTCCTGCGAAGGGCGTAGTCGAACATCCGCTGGAGCCTCTGCACCGGGTCGTCCGGAGTCTCAACGGGTTGCGGGAGCCGGCTCATGGTCGGGACCGCCTCGTGGGTGATCCACCGTCGGAGCTCGCGCCCGAAGGGCTTTCGTGTCCGCGTAGCGAATGCGAACAGGCCGGAGTCTGAGACGATGACGCACTTCTGGCGGCCGCCGTGGGTCTGCACCGTCCAGGTGGTCCGCTCCTCCTCGGGGATGGCCCGGGCGAAAGACGACCCAGAGGCGAAGCCCAGGATCCTGGCGAGGTCCGAGGCGACGAACCACAGGACGCTGTCCTCGTCGAGAAAGGTCCTCACCGTCTCGTCACCGTAGCGGAGGGTGGTCCGGGTGCTGTCGATGATGGTCACTTCTTCTCCTTGCTCTTCCTGGCCCTCTTCTCCGGGAAACCGTCCGCGTAGCTCTTGCTCCAGGCACGATCGAAGATCGGACGGTCGGTCTCGGTGTAGGCGTACGTCTCGCGGACCTGACCGGAGGGGGTCTCGTCGAAGCGCTTGCCGGGCTCGACACCCCGCTCGGCCACGTAGGCGGTTCGGACGTACCGGCCGAAGGCGGATGCGAAGCGCGTCACCTCGTCTGCGGTGGCGCCCTTCTCGCGCAGGTAGTCCTGGACGTAGAGGGGGTGCGCCCCCGCCTCGATCTCGGGCGTGTCGCCCATGACCCTGGCGGCGACGATCCTCGCCTTGGCCTCCAGGTAGTCCTTGGAGATGACGTTCTTCAGGATGTCGAGGACGCGGGCCTGGGTCTCGACATCGTAGGGCGCCCCGACGGCGCGGGGGTTGACGGCGATGCCCTCGTGGAAGTACTGGTCGAGGGCGTCGGCCGCCTCACACTGGTAGATGCGCACGAGCTCGCGGGTGCGCTCGTTCTTGACGCGGCTGGTGTCGATGGTGGCGAGCCACATAGTGAACGTGCGTCGGTCGATGACGGTCATCTCGCGGGTCTTACCGTCCGCGGCAACCGTGGGTGTCACACCCACGGTTGCCCACGACTGGTGCTGGAGTCGCTGCAACTGGCCGGAGAAGTCCAGACCGAGCGAGTCACAGACGGGGCGCAGGGCGACGTAGGCGCCGTCGGCGGTGGTGTAGATGGTGGTGTCGTGGAACGGGATCTGTGTGAGTTCCTTCACGGGATCTCTCCTTCTTGGCGGTGTTCGGCGGGGCCGGTCGGCTTCGCGGGTCTAGGGTGTACGACTCGGAGCGAGCCTGCAAACCCTAATTCGGTCCATCCGATTCGTACGTACACTGTGCAAGGTAACCGAGGTCATGATAACCGTGGTTGCCCCCGGCCCTCATACCCACATTGTGGGTACTACCACGGTTAGTACTCCTGCGAGGCCGCCCTCGCCCGCTCCCGGGCGTCCTTGCGCAGCTCGACATCCAGGACCTCATCCAGCAGCCAGCGGTGGAAGCCCTCGGACCGCTCGGCCCGGGACCGGAACGCCAGGCCGATCAGCGCCCGGGCCGACACCGCTCTGGCCTGATGCCACCCCCGGCGGCCCTCAATCTCGAACCAGCGGATCTCGCCCTCGTCGAACCTGCGCAGCATGTTGGGCGAGTCCCTGTACCCCAGCAAGCGGGCCACGTCCGCGGCGACGAACCAGGCGCCGTCGTCATCGACGAATGCCCGCAGCTCATTCTTCTCATAGTAGAACAAAAGCATGTTTCTCTCCTCCGATCAGGCCGCCGGGGCCCCGCGCTAGACGAGACCCCGGCGGCTGGAATCAGAACTGAACGGTGGCGTCCTCAGGCGCCTCGAAGTCGACGCGGTCGACACGCCCCCACGGGTCGCCCATCAGCGGGGTGCCGTCGGCGTTGAACAGGGGCTGCTGCGTCACCCGGTCCTTCCGCTGACGGGGGGCGTCGAGCGAGGTCTCGATGACGCAGCGCCGCCCCATCATCGCCTTGAACAGCTTGTCGACGGTGAGCGGCAGGCCCGCCCCGCTGAGCATAGCCGTGCGCTTGCCCGGGTCGTCGGTCCACAGGCCCATGTCGGACAGCAGCCGCTTGAACCCGGGGTTGAGGACCTTCTTCTTCGCTCCGCGCATCTCGCGCTCGACGGAGAAGACGACCCAGTTGCGCACGGGCAGGCCGTGGTCGGGGTCGTTGACGTCGTCGATCTCGTAGGTGACGACGATCTGAGGCGCGCCGCTGTTCTTCGACGTCGTGCACTCCAGCTTCGACACGACGGCGTTGTGCACGCCGGGCTGCGGAGCCCTGAAGTTGTTGTCCTCGACGACCTCCAGCCCGGACAGGTCCAGGCCGTTGAGGGCGCCCAGGTCGGCGATGGGTGCCCCGCCGCCGGCGGGGGCGAACGAGGCGAAGGGGTCGTTGTTGGTGGCGGTGGTCATGCGTTCTCCTTGTTGGCGTTGGTGTTGGCGGATTCGGTGTTGTGGGCGAGCGACCAGATCTGTGACATGGTCGGGTTGATCAGGTGGTCGGGGAAGGAGCGGGTGCGCCGCTTCGTGATAGCGCCGGGCAGGAAGAACGACGCCCGCATGACGGGCTTGCCCTCGTTCTGCCCGGCCTGCATGTAGGCGACGAAGTCGAACTTCGACGGCATGTGCTTGCCCGACTGGTTGCCCTTGAATGCGGGCCCCACCTGCGTCTCCCCCGTGACCGAGTTGACCATGCGGTCCACGTGGGTGATGACGATGAGGTTGACGCCGTCGACACGGCGGAAGGCGTCGACGAGGGTCACCACGTTGTCGTAGGCGTCGGTCCACGGAATGTAGTTGTTGCCGGGGTTGGCGGTCTTGGCCTCGCGGACGATGAGCTCCTGGAGGGCGTCGACGGTGTCGAGCACGACGGTGCGGTAGGGGAACGCCCCGGCCTGCATGGCGGGACGGACGACCTGGTAGATGAACTTGTTCGTCTCGGCCCAGGTGTCCAGGTGGACGATCGTCAGGTTGTCCAGGTCGCCCCAGTCGCGCAGGGGGAGGGTGCCCCTCTCGAAGTCGAGGTAGAGCACGGGGCTCATATCCTCGACCTTGGAGGCGGTTGCGGCCAATGAGGTCTTCGCCGTTCCGGCCCCTCCGTACATGAGTACCGAGATATCCTTAAGCTCCTGCGGGTCCTCCGCGGCGAAACCTGCTGCTGCGAGCATCTTATCGAATGCTGCTGTCGACATCAGGCCGCCTCCCCGCCATTGTCCCCAGCCTCATCGAGCGGGAACAGCGCCAGCTGCTTCCAGCCGGGCAGGAGCAGGGTGTCGACCAGCTCGGCCCCCTCAACACCGCGCAGGCGCCACAGGGCCACCAGGCGCTCCAGGTCATCCTCAGTGCGCAGGTTGACCTCCTCGCCCCGGCTGGTCAGCGTGCACTCGATGCGGTCGTGCCTCCTCGTGCCAGCCGGACGAGTCAGCGCGAGGACGAGCGGCTCGGTGTCGATGCTGAGCTCATTGGTGATGGTCCACATCGTGGTGCTGTCTCCGCACAGGAGCCTCACCTCCTCGCCGTCGCTGACGATCAGGCCGGGCAGCCGCCCCATCCTCTCCAGGGCGCGCTCAATGCCCCTGGTGCGAATTGCCGAGCCCCTCATCGTGCCTCCCTTTCGATCCACTTGAGGACCTCGTCGTGGTAGCCCACGTAGGCCCGCGTCCAGCCCATCGACTCACTCCACTCGAAGATGGCGACGGTTCCGTTGTGCCCGGCGACGAGGGCGAGCTGACGCCCGTCCTTGGTGTAGACAGTCCTGTAGCGGCCCAGGTTGTTGCGGGGCCGGTCGAGCGCCCACCCCGCCTTCCTCAGCGCCTCTTCGATCATGCCGATCACGGCATACCTCCCCATGTGGCCATGTCGGCCTCCTCCTTCTTCAGTCGCTTGCAGCGGTAGCAACCGGGCGAGGACTCGTACGTCTCGCTCGACATCCCCGCCGCTCCTTCCCTCTCATTGCGAACCCGAGCTACGAGCTCGCTGAAACGGCCCAGGACGGCCTCGGCGACGGCCCGACGGTACTGGAACACCAGCACCCTCGCGCAGCCCGGCAGAACGTCCGTGGACGCATCACGCGGGATCATGAGCAGGCTCGCCCGCTCCACCTCGTAGCCGTCGCGCTCCAGGGCGTAGCCGTAGAGCATCATCTGCGCGTAGTACTTCCACGCGGTCTCCCAGATGATCTTGTCCCGGTCCATCAGGACCGACCCGTCCAGGCGGTTGTGCACGACGGAGGAGACCCCCGCCATGCGAGCCTTCGACAGGACCTTCCAGTCGATGACCTCCCTGCGCTCGATGTCGAACAGGTCGACGGTGCCCCTGATCGGCCCGTAGCCGTCAACCTGGGCGACGTCGACCCGCTTCTCCACGAGGATCAGTCCGGCCCGCCCCTCCGGGGAGTTCGACAAGCGCCCCTGGGCGAGCAGGTGGAAGGCGGTGCCCAGCAGCGGGGCGAGCGGGGTGCCCGCCCTCTTGTCCTCGTAGGTGCCGCGGATCTTGTCGGCCAGGCAGCGGTCGCACACCTCTCCGAGCTCGGAGGGGCCCACGTGGCGCTGCCGGTCCCGGTCGGTGGGGGCTCCGACGATCTCCAGGGCCCGGCCGGTGGCCCCGGACCCCCACATCACAGGTCCTCGTCTTCGCCGTCGCTCCGAACCCGCTGCACCAGGTAGGGTTCGCCGGGCTCGCAGGCTTGGGCGTAGATGTCGGGGAACCGCTCCTTCAGGGCCCCGGGGTCGATGACCTCCTTGTACACGCCCATCCGTTCGTCCGTCGACACGAGCCTCTCGTCGAGCAGGGCGGCGGCGACGAAGGGGCGGAAGTGCGACCGGCGGGTGAGCACGGCGCCGTCGTAGCGGTCGAGTCCCCTCCTGGTCATCTCGGCGGTGATCGCCTGGTTGAGGCCGGTCAGCTGCCTGTTGACGGCGGAGCGGGCCTCGATGAGCCCGGCCCGTCGTTCGATCAGTTCGGACAGTTCGTCATCGTTCACGTACTGTTCCTCTCTTCCTTCTAGATGAGCCCTGATTCCGTCAGGGCGCGGTGCCTTTCGGCGAGTCTGCCGACGACGGTGTCGTCGATGGTTCCGGGGCACTGCACCAGGTATCGCACGACGCCCCGTTCCTGGCCGGAGCGGTGGAGCCGCCCCTGGGCCTGCTCGTTGATGACCAGGGAGGAGTCCCTCGACAGCCAGATCTCGGTATGGCAGTCCGTCTGGAGCCCGTCGACGCCCTCGGCGATGGCGGACACGACGGCCAGGAGGATCTGCACCTCGTGGTCATCGCGGAACGTGCGCCAGCCCTCGTGGTCATCCCCGCTGACCTGCTCCACCCGGTAGCCCGCCTTCTCCAGGCGCCACCGCAATGGCACCAGGAACTTGCGGGAGTGAGTGAAGACGATGACCCGCTCGTCGCCGACGTCCTGAAGGATGTCGAGCAGGGCGTCGATCTTACCGCTCTTGGAATCCTTGTCGAAGGTGACGACCTCCTTCACCCCGCCGGTGGACGTGGTGTAGTCCATGACGATGGGCTGGGCGAGGGTCGCCTGCTGGAGGCGGGTGTCGAGAACAACCGGGAGGTTGACGGCCACGGGGTGGTCGTCGAGCCAGGCGATCGCCTTGTCCCGCCACGCACGATAGATGCGCTTCTGTTCCCGGGTCATGGTCGCGGCCACGCGGCGGATGTCGACATCAGCCAGTTCGGGCAGCGCCTCCTGACGGGTGACCGACACCCAGCACGGCGTCGTGGCCCGCACTCGTCCGGGCCACTTCTCCTCGCCGTAGAGCTTCCCGTACCCGGATTCGGAGAATGGGTTGAATTGCGACTTGAAGAAGATGTCGGCGAAGCGGGTGAAGGATGTGTAGCGTACGGGCCACAGGAAGTGCAGGGCGCCGAAGATGTTGACAGGCAGGTTGCCCGCCGGGGTTGCCGACAGGGCCAGTCGCCGCTTGGCCCGGATGCGGCACAGGACCTTGGAGTTGAGGGATTTGTAGTTGCAGGCGCGGTGCACCTCGTCGGCGATGACGACGTCGAAGAGGGTACCGCCGAAAGCATGGGTGTCGGGGGCGGAGACCATCTTGCCGGTGCGGTTGTCCTTCTTCTTGTGCTTGTTGCGAGCGGTCATGAGGGACCAACCGATGAAGAAGACCCCCTTCTCGTTCCTGTCCCACAGGGCTTCGAGGTTCGCCTTCCTGTCCGCACCCTTGGCCGCGCACTCGCGCAGCTCCAGGCCCCAGACTTCACGAACATGCCGTCGCCAGCCGTCGATGGTGTGCAGGGGCGCGACGATGAGGACGCGGGCGCCCTCGGGTTCCTTCCCCTCTTCTTTCAGACTTCGCTCGGCGCAGGTGAGAGCCACCAGAGTCTTTCCCGCTCCTAAGGCGAGGGCCAAAAGGCCCGTGCCCCCGGCGGCGGCGACCTGTTCGACCGCCGCCGCCTGGTAGTCACGAAGCTCCATCGCTGCGCTCCCGCTCCAGCTTCTTGAGCGTGTTGCGGACCAGGTCCTCAACGTCGACAGCCACATCATGGATGATGCTGTCGACACTGTCGCCCCGGTAGTAGATGACGTCCCCGTAGCGCTGGTAGCCCATGTGCTCGCCATCGGTGAGCATACTGGGCTCGCTCACGTAGAAGGCCACCTCCAGCACCACGGCCCCGTGGTCGCGCAGGTAGTAGTACGGGCCGCGGATGTTGCCCAACACGTACCACAGCCAGGGGTGCTCCAGGCGAACGCACACGTCCGCACCGCCCTCGTCATCCCACTTGTCGTCCTCCGTGGAGGCGGCCGACACCCGCACCGGCGGGAAGTCGCTGGGCAGGTGCGCCTTGAGCCGGTCTTCGATGTAGTTGTCCATCTCTTCCCTCTCTTCCTCGTTGCTTACTACTTGACGGGGATGTCGATGTTCATGAGCGAGGGCAGGATCCGCTCGACGATCAGGTCAGGCTTGTCGAGGCGGGCGGTGTCGAGATTGATCTCGATGAGCTCCCCCGCACGCCCGGTGCGCCGCATCAGCGTGAGCACGTCCCAGGCGGTGATGGCGGCCGTCCACTCCTGACCACCCATGATCCACACGATCATGCACAGGCCCTCGGCCCCCTTGCTCTCGTCGGTGGGCAGGGGCCTGTACCCCTTGCGGATCATGGCCACGCGCAGACCCAGCATGGCCAGGGCCAGTTCGTTGGTCCTCTTGTCCTCAGCGCTCATCGTCGTCCTCCTTCTTTGCCACGTCGGTTCCGGCCGGGGCCTCGTAGGGGTTGATTCGCAGCATCCACTGTGTACCATCGGGGGCGTCGTCGAGGCGAGCGAAGCCCACGGAGCGGTGGACCAGGGCGCGCTGGGCGGTGGACGCCAGGACCACGGAGTGCGCCCAGGACTTCCATGCCTCGCGCTCCTTCTCGCCGCCCCAGGCCTCGCCCATCTCCAGGATCCTGCTGAGCAGATCGTCCAGGTCATCCCAGCGCACTCGCCGAGCCTCTCTCGTGTCCCCGCACCACAGCTCGATGCGGTCGTCGGTGTAGGGTCGTCCGGGCTTGTTGAAGTACTCGAAGTTCATCGCCGCCCCCGCTCCGGAGTGAACACGACGGACCAGTTCTGGCCGTCGGGGGCGTCGTCGATGATGCTGACGGCCTCCTCAGTGCCACCCAGGGAGTCCATGGCGTCGCGCTGGGTGACGAGGCGGTCGGCGAACACCATCCACTCCATTCCCTCGATCTCAGAGGTCCGGGTGATGGTCTTGACGACACCGCGCAGCTTGGCGACGGTGACCTCCTGGCCGTTGCGAATGATCTTCGTGTTGAGCATGTTGTTGTCCTTTCACTCGGTGGGGTTGTTAAGGTCCCAGATAACGTAGCGGGGCAGGGCGCCCCCGGGTGCGATGCGCTCGACACCGTGCTGCCGGGGGGTGTCGACCACGACCTGCACGGAGCCGTCCTCGTTCGCGGCATCGGGGGACATGCACACGGTCCCTTGCGTTGTTGTGATGATCGTGGAGCCGTTGCCCGTACGCTCGACGACGTGCGGCCCCAGCCGCTTGGCGGCGTCGGCGGCGATCAGGCGGATCGTCTGGTCCGCCAGGGTGCTTATCCCCGCATCCACGGCGTCGTTGTAGTAGTCGTAGTTCCTCAGGTCCAGGAAGGGCCCCATACCGGAGTCTCTGAGGCGCACGGTCCCCTTGCGGACGTTGAACTTGTAGATGCCGTCGAGCACTCGGGCCAGCCCGGGCAGGATGTCGTCGGTGAATGCCCGCTCGGTGAGGTACATAGCGGCGGCGACGTCGGTGACATCCTGCTCGTGCCCGCCCAACCAGATGGTCATGCAGCCGAAGGTGCCCTCGTAAGGCCAGGCAGTCCTGTCGTCCCAGTCGCAGGTGACCTGACCGTCGCTGAACTGGACGGCGCTGCGCAACGCCCGGGGCAGGTGGCCCTTGATCCGCTCTTCCGCGCTTCTCACAGCAGGGCCCCCTCGCAGTCGACGCGGACCTCGAAGGGGAGCTCGGTGACGATGTCGTCGAAGCGCGGGTGGTGGGCCAGGTCGTCCACCGCCTGCCAGTAGTCGAAGTCCCCCTCGCCCGCGTTCGGGTGCCCGAAGTGGTAATCGGGCAGCCCGTCCAGGTGCATGTTGATGACCCTGGTTGCCAAGTTCTCAATGTCAGCCGTCATTGCTGTTCCTCTCTTCCTCTTCCCCTCCCGGTTCCGCCAGGAGGAAGACCTTCCATGTCTCATCATACCGGTATACCCCGCTGTTGGCGAGTACTATCTCGTTCTCGTTTAGTGCTGCGATCCCCAGGCCCCGCTCGCAACTGATCCGCACCGAGCGGTCGTACTCGCGCAGTCTCTCGTCGGCCTCGACCAGCAGCTCCCGGGCCGCCCTCTGCGAGCACCTCGACACCCGCCTGGTGATGCGGATCTGCCGGTGCTTGACGACCAGGCCGCGCAGCGGACTACCGAACAGGGCCAGCATGTAGGCTCCGTCCTTGGTCCTCACTCCGCGGGCGTGCTCCAGGCGCTCGACGTCGTCCAGCGGCACGCCCGCATGCTTGGCCAGCACCCGGGCCAGGCTGTCCACGTACGTTCGTCGGGTCACGCCTCGTCCGCCTCCATCTCTTCACGAAACTGCTCCTCCATCTCGCGCGCCCAATCGGGCATGCAGTCATATCGGATGAACTCCACCAGGGCATCGGGGTCATCGACGAACTGCTTCTTCAGGACGATCTTGGTTACCCACCCTTCTCGGATCGTGTCGAAGACGAGGGCGGACAAGCGGAAGAACTTCGCGTTCCCCACCGGTCCGTCCACCTCCCTGATGAACTCTCCGAGCCAGTAGTCGGCGTGCCCTTGGGTCTTCCAAAACTTCGGCGGCGTAAGGTCGCTCATCGGTTCTCCTCCTCTTCCTTCTTCGCGTCCTCGTCGATCAGCCAGTCGATGGCGGCGTGCATCTTCTCGTAGTCCTCGGGGCTCATCATCACCTCCGCTGCTCGCTTGACGAAGAACGTGTCGCTGTTCTTGGCGGAGATCCGGGTGACCATGCACCGGGAGCCCCCGTCGGCGGGGTAGCGCAGGTCGACATCGAGGTTCAGCGCTCGGCCGGAGCGCTCGTTAACGAAGATCCAGTCGGAGTCGGGGTCCTGGTGCACGTCCGCGAACCCCTCCTCCGGCTGAAGGTCGATGTTGTCCACGATGGTCTCGCGGATGAACGACCTCACATCCGCCGCCCCCTTGTCGTAGGCGTCGGCGAGCACGTAGCGCAGGTCGTCGTCGATCTCGACAGAGCCCTCGTCGTTGTAGTGGATCTTCCCGTCCTCGCGCTCGCCCCCGGCCAGGACCTGGATCATGTCGAGCGCGGTGCCGATGATGTCCCCGGCCAGTTCGCTCATGGTCTCGTCCGTCTCCTTGCAGCTGCCGGTCCAGCCGGCACCCGACCTCATCCAGTCCGAGGTCCACCACTGAAGGTCGGGGGCGTCCTCGTCTGCCCCCTCGTCCCGGCCCCACTGAAGGTGGATCGTCTCCTCGCTGTGCGCCATGTCCGCGTCGGCCAGGTCGATGACCAGGCGGGCGTGGCCATTCTCCCCGGGGATGAGTCTCAGATCGTTGTCCTCGTCGTCCGCTCGGCCGGGAAAGTAGACGCCGACGCCGTAAGGCAACGCTCGATCGAGGGCCTCGGACAGTTCGTCCCAGTCGTCCGTCGTCTTGTTGTTCACGATGATTCCTTTCTCTCTTCGATCTTGTGAACAGGCCCCCGGGGAGGACTCGAACCTCCGCATGCCGGAACCCTCCGGCCGGGGGCGCCCGTCAGCGCTTCAGCAATCTGCGGGCGGTGGCACCCGAGGCGATCAGCCCCAGGCATCCGTAGGGAACCCCGGCCCGGCGCACGTTGCGTCCGGGCGTGAGGATGTCGTCGCGCTCGGGGAACAGGTCCCCGACCGTCTGCTGCACCATCCGCGTCACGACCAGGAACGTGTCCTCCCGGTAGGGCGGGAGGAAGGCGTGCGTGGCCCGCCCCTTGCACGACACCGGGATGACCGTGACCCCTCGCCACCCGGGCGTGGTGGCATTGATCGAGGTCATGCCCTCGTCCCGGTGTCGGACGGTGGGCGAGTTGCCGTCGGAGGGGAGCACCATGAGGGTGGTGTCCCGGTCGGCGGGGTCGATGATGCGTAGCTGTCGGCCCGTCATGTTCAGGATGCGCGTCATCAGCTCTGCTCCCTCTTCTTCGCCAGGAACCTCTTGACGAAAGCGAGCAGCGCGTCAGGGTTCCTGCGGAAGGGCTCCCTGAGAACGAGCATCACCCTCCAACCGCGTCGGGTGACGACGAAGATCTCATCGCACAGGTTCTCCACATCGTCGATCGACCACAATTCGTAGTCAACCGTGTCCGAGATGAAGTCCGCGAGCCACTTTCGCGCCTGCCCCTTGTGGTTCCAGTACCTCGGCGGAGTGTGGTTACTCATGTGTTCCTCTCTTTCTTGTGGTTGGCGTTCAGTTGGCTTCCAGGTTCTCCGTCACCCGGCCGAGCAAGGCGGCGATGGCCTCCCCGCTCTCGCTCGACAGCCCCGTGGGCCGCTCACCGGGGCAGAACTCGACGACGTCAAGCTCTCCGTCGGGGGCGGGGCGGACGTCGACGCGCCCAAAGGCGTAGACGGAGACGACCTTGACCGGCAGGTAGGACTCCTTGTCCCAGATGCGGTACTCCGTCCGCTCGTCCCGCCGGTCCGTCGTCGTGACGGTGTACCGGGGGCTGTAGAGGACCCAGAAGTGAAGCGCGTTCCCCACCCAGCGGCACACCCGCCGGTAGGCGATGAGCCGGGTGGCGCTGTCCAGGCGGACCTGGGTTTCGCGCCATCCCTTCACTTCCTTGTCCCACACGTCGACGAGGAGGTAGGCCTTCTCCGGGTCCGTCTCGGGGTTGAACCAGAAGACCCTCCCCGCACTGATGATCAGGTGCCGATAGAAGCCGAAGCCCTCCAGCCACGCGTGCAGGACCTTGTCGACGATCCAACCGATGGTCGCATCCTCCCCGATGTCGCGCTCCTCGCAGGACTCGTGCTCGACGATCAGGTCGAACTCGGGCACAACCTCGAAGTCGAGCCCGTGGAAGTCCGTGGGGATGATCCCCCTCCCATTCACCCTTCCGCCCGGTTCGAGTGCCCCGCTGAGCCCCGGGGGCAGGTTCTTGGCGATGTCGGCCCAGGCGGCCTCGGCGCTCCCGCTCACCTGTTCCCCTCCTTCTCACTACGGCCGCCGCTGATGGCGGTCATGATGATCTCCTGCATGTCGCAGAACGGGTACGACACGCCCCGCGAGCCCATGGTGATGCCAACGGACCCCAGGACCTCCCCCTCCAGGGTGGACAGGGTGACCTCGGCCTTCCCTTGGTGGGTGCGGATCTTGATGGTCCTCTCCGGCAGGTTGACGTTTCCCATCCCATGGGAGGGGAACACCGCCACCGTGAAGGGAACCTCCTCAAGGAGGAAGAAGTCGACCATGGTCGTGAATGCCTTGCGGGACAGGGCTCGGTCGGCCTGCTCCTGCACGTACTCGGTGAACTCGCCCATGTTCTTCGCCTCACAGGCGGAGTCGCAGAAATCTGCGATGATCACCCCGTCCCACTCGAAGTAGGGTCCCGTGCACCACGCGCCGGGCAGGTGGGCGCGGACCTGGTTGGAAGCCTGCCCCTCGATGACGCCGGCGACCTGCCTCGGAGTGACGCCCACCAGGGTGCGTCCGTCGGTGCCGGGCTCGTCGACGAGCAGGTTGAAGCGGGTTCCGCTCTTCCCGCCGTCCTTCGAGAGCATGGGGTAGTTGTACAGGGAGGCGATGTGCTCCTCCTTGTACGGCCACACGGTGAAAATGTCAATGTCGTCGGGGTCGGCCATCGGGTAGGCCGACACGAACCCGTCCCGCCCGAGCAGCCCGGGCAGCCTGTCCTTCACCTCCTCCCAGAAGCCGGCCATCTCCTCGCTCATCTCGATCCTGTCGTCAGCCGACATGGCTCTCCTTCCTCGCGATCACATTGTTCAGGAACAGGACGGCCCGGTCGCGGGCCTCCTGGACGTCGGGGGTTCTGTAGACCAGGTGGAAGCACAGCCCCCGGCCCTGCGGGTCCAGGATGTTGACGTCGATCAGGCCCTCGTCGTCGGGGGCGACGACGACCTCGACACTCCCGTGCCCGCCGGTGAGGAACCGGATCATGTTCGGCGTGGACTCCCTGGTCACCTGGAGGGGGATGTCGTCCTCCATGTCCATGGCGAACTCCACCACCCAGCACTCGGCGGCGAAGCGACGCACCTCGTCCCGGTACTCGCGCAGGTCCGTGGAGTTTGCGCCATCAAAAGCCTCATTGATGCGGTTCATGATCCAGCACAGGCCGTCGTACTCGTCCCAGACCAGCGGAACGCTCCCGACGAGGACCCTCAGGGCAGAGCGGTACACGGCCAGGGCGATGGTGTACGTGTAGTCCCGCTCGTAAGGAATGGGGTCCCCACCCCCGATTTTGAATGGAGTGAAGACGTCCCGACCAAGGCCCTCACTCTCGGCGATAAGGCCCAGCATCTTGTCCCCGCCGACGCCGCGCAGGGTGACAACTCCCGTGTTCAGATCCAGGCGCAGCATGCGTACCACGGCCTCGGAGGGGACCTCGGCCAACACGTGCATCCAGATCCTCGTGCGCTCGTCGAACGTGTCCCAGGTGATCTCGTCGATCACGATCGACCTCCCTTCCTCTGCTCCCGCAGGTCCCGGATCGTCTCGTGCAGCACAAGGAAGTTGGCCAGGGCGACAACCACCTCCGCCTCCCGCACGCCGCCGCGCTTGAAGGTGACCCGCCGGCCCTTGTCGTCGGCGTCGTGGTACGTCGCAGCGATGCTGTCCTCCTCGGGCCCGGCCAGGTACAGGGTCGCATGCGCTCCCCCGCTTCCGGGGATCTCGATGTTGGCGTAGGACCGCTTGCCTCCCGTGACCCTTGCCGACGGGGCGTCCCGGGTGACCTCGGCAATGAATTGCTGAATGGTTCTCAAAGCTCTCGTCTCCTCTTCTCTTTCCTCCGGTTCTCGGGCGGATGCCCGGAACCCGTGCCGGGCGGGGGAATCGAACCCCCGCGCTATGACCGTCCCGGCTGTTTTCGAGCGAGATCACCACTCGAAGATGTCAATGCCCTCATCGAGTCCGAAGAGGTTGAAACGTCCTGGCGTCGGGCCGCCACACACCGTGCAGTTGACGGGTCCATTCATCTTGATCGCCCGTCCAGCCCACCGTGGGTGTCGGGACTTGTCCCGCCAGCAGTCGGAGCACATGGGGCCGTACCGTCCGGGGGCTGTCGGCGCGTCCAGCACGACATAGCCCTCCCGCCTCAGGATGTACTGGACGATCTCCCACATCCTCGGGTGCGACGGGTTAACCCCAACGGCCCGAAAGATCCTCCCCAGCTGCACCACAAAGTGCATCCAGTACTCGGGCAGGTCGTGGTTCTCCCCGCGCCACTGGCTGTGGATGATGGGCGCCGCGATCTCGCAGGCCTCTACGATGAGTTCACGGATCGGGTCACCACACATAGATGGTCACCTTCCACGTGGCGCTGCCGACGGTGCGGCAGCAGTCGACGCAGACGGCTCCCACCCAGGACGGGTCCGGTACGGTCCCGACCTTGCGGATCTGGTACCGGTATCGCGCCTCGCACAGGGGGCACAGCGGCCCGTAGTGCTTGTTGCCGTCGTCGGTCCAGTTCGCCGGGAGGACGACATAACCCTCCTCGTTCAGGGCCGCTTCAAGGAAGCCCCGAAGCACAGGCTCGGCGAGAGGGTTCCTCCCGTCGTAGGGCCGCCGACCCAGCAGGTCATTGGCCAGGCGGCGCAGACCCTCCCAGGTGAGCACGTAGTCGGCCCAAGAGGGGGCGGCGTTCCACTCGGGGCTCGTGTCCGTCTCCAGGGCCTCGATGATCTTCTCGATGAGTTCGTCGGTCCCGGTCTTGCTCTCGTCCATTGTTCTCTCTCTCTCTTCTCGTTGGGTTGTTGTTGCTGTTTCAGTCCTCGAACGCGAGGAACGACACGGCCGGGGCGAGCAGGTCCTCGTCCCGGATGACGCCGTAGTCCGCTGCCGCGACCGTCCGGCCCTCCCGGCCGTACTCGCCGCCCAGGAACACGGAGGCCATGGGCTCGTTCCCGCTGATCTCGACGGCGCGACCCTTGCGGCGCACCCTGGCGCGCTTCGGATCGAAAACTACCGTTGTGCCATTCTTGCCGGTCCGGCAATCCACGGCCCCGCACAGGTAGTGAGCCAGGTGGACCCGGTACTTGAAGCCCGTGATCCGGAGCATGTACTCTTTCAGGTTCACGATGGTCTCGAATCGGGTCAGGGCCGCCCACTCCTCTCCCGCCGGCGCCCACATAATATTCTCCCGTGCGTCGTCGAGTTCCAGCGGCGGAGTGACGGCCAGTGGAAGGGACGCCAGGACCGCCTCGAAGGCAGCGTCGGTGAGTAGGCGGGCGATCCCCTCGGCCTGTTCCAGCTCCAAGGGGATGGGCCGCAAGGGCCAGCGGTTCATGATGACGACGTCGCGCTCGTAGCCGTCCCGCCGTCGGTTGATGCTGGCCAGGATGTGAGTCGGTCCCGCCCAGCCCTCACGGAGGGCGACGGCGCTTTCCCGCAGTTCGACACGCCCTCTGAAGGGCGCGGGGATCAAGCCGAGCACCTGGCCCCAAAGGCGCTGCTCATCCTTCTCTTCCTCGGTCATCGTTCTCCTCTCTCCTCACTTCCGGTCCCGGAACAGGGCGGAGTACATGTCCGCCCTGATCTCGGCGTCCAAATCGTCCCCGTCGGCGAAAAGGTGCTCGGCCCCGTGGGTGAAGGCGTCTCGGGCGGCCTTGAGGTCCCTCCGACTCATCGAGGACAGGGCGAGCCTGATAATCATGTCCGGCCTGATGCCATCAGGTGCGTCCCAGTCCTCGAAGATGAACCGCAGAGCGTTGCGGGCCTCGCCCAAGTGTCCCGCGGCCAGGGCGTCGCGCACGAAGCGAGCCTGCTCGTTCAGCCAGGTGGTCGTGTTCATGATGATGCTTCCTCTCTTCTCTTGGTTGACATCGTGCTCCCGGCTCGGTTTCAGTCGGCGACCTGGGCCAGGAAGGTTTCCAGATCCGTCTCGGTGGGCAGCGGGTAGCTCTCGTAGATGAAGGCACCCGGCTCGTACTCCCGGACCTGTCCGCCCTGTGCGCGGCCGTCCGCGGCCCACCGAAACGCGGGGATGTCGCCGGGGTTCCTCTCGATGCGGAAGACGACAACCAGCGCGCCGTCGGGGTTCAGGTGGAACTTGGTCTTGACGCGCGGGTGCAGGGCGTTCCTCAGCCGCCACGCGATGAAGCCCGCGTTCCCGTGGGCGTGGTCGACATCGGCCAGGACGGAGGCCAGATTCTCCCAGGGCGCGTCGAGGCCCTTTCGCGGGGCGAACACGACATGGGCAGGGATCACGCCCCACGGCGTCTCAAGGGAACCCGGCTCGTCGCCTAGGAAGAACCTCCCGGCGTCGCCGCGGTCCTGGACGAGCCAGGACGAGACGAGCAGTGAGGCAATCTTCTCCCGCACCTGGCCGACCGTGGGCCAGTCCGGGCCGTACCAGTGGACGGCGTCCTGACCTTCCTGGCCGTCCCAGCCCGGCTGGAAAACAAGGACGCCCTCGTCCGCGTAGAACCCGGGCGGGGCGTAGTAGGGCATCCGTTTGAGCTCGGCGTAGGGGCGCAGAATCCCGCCGTCCAAGAGCGGTCCGATCTCGTCCCAGTTGTCCGGGTCGACGATCATGTTGTTCACGTTCATTGTGTCTTCCTCTCTTCCTTTCAGTACCCGAAGAGGACCTGTTCAAGGGCGCCGGTCAGCTCCCGACGCAGGCCGTCCTCCGTGGGGCCGAAAACCTCATCGCCGTGCAGACGCACAGCCACGAGCGCGGCATTGGCTTCCTGCGGGGCCAAGTCATGCATGGCAAGCCGGGCCACAATCCCGGCGGGGATAGCGGGGTATACGGTCAGGTGGTCCAGCGCCCGGCGCAGGTCCCGCCAATCCCCAGTGCGCAAGGCGAGGTAGGCCATGCGGGCCTGTTCGACAACGGCCTGCGTCGTGGCGTCATTCGTGCTCATTGTTTTCCTCCCGTTTTGTGTGGGTGTTGCTCAGCGGGCGGCCCGACGGGCGCGGTGATCCCGGATGGCCTTGTACTCGTTCAGGAACGGGCGGACCCAGTACCGCAGACTGGGCAGCGGTTCCCAGTCCCCGGTCTTGCGACCCTTGCGGGCGGCCTGGAACAGAATGTCTCCCGCCGCCTTGAAGTCGGCGTCATTCTTAAGGCGGTACAGCCAAAGGCCGTACTCGCCAATACCCTTGCGTCCGAACTTAATGGTTTCGTGCAGGTAGTCATTCGTGGTTCGCACGATCCACTCCCGAGTTTGGGCGTCCATTGTCTTTTCCTCCCGGTTTTCGTGGGTGTGCACGCGTCGGATGACGCGCTTCGCGCCCCGGGCCCGCGGCGAACGGATAGGAGTCCTCCTCCCGGGGCTAATGGGTTGGGCGGGCGTATTGGAGTTTCGTCCCGCCGCGGCTCGGTTCAGGCGCGGCGAGTCAGCCCGTCGCAGCCGATGACCGTTCCATCCTCATCGCGGATGAGCTTGCCCGGGCTGACCAGGTCCCCGCGGCTCGGCGGCGCGGCGTCGCTCACCGCCTTGGCGACGATGAGGACAACGCCCTCCTCGGGCTCCGGGAGCCCGATGATCTCCCGCGGCGCGCCGGCGACGACGACGGCAACTTCGTGGCCGCCGATGCGGCACTGTTCCGGGGACAGGCGGTCATAGATAACTCGGGCGGCGCCTCGCTCATCCGGGGCGATGGTGATGTAGGTCCCGTCCAAGGCCTTAACGTAGAGCGCGTGGGGCGTGAGGTTCCTGTAGATAGTCTCAACAGTCATGACTTACTCTCTCTCTCTCTTCGGATGAGTCCGAACGGATATTCGGACTTCGCGCCCCGGGGCGGCAGCGGGCCGCGGCGATCCTCTCTCCCGGGGCTAATAGCGGGGCGGGGTTCAGCCCCGGTTCTGACGCCAGATCACGTAGGAGGATCCCGCGTGGTTCCCGCGGGACTTAGCGTCCCAGTAACAGCCCTCGAAAGAGGACGGGATCGCGTCATCGCCGTCCTCATCGGTAAGGCACGGGGCGACGGGCACCCACGCGCAATCCTGCGCCCCGGCCGTAGAAGTCTCGAAGCAACGCGGGGCAAGACGTCCCGGGGCGTCGGTAGTCGTCACGACGGCCGTGGGCCCCGGGGCCGGGGCGGAAGACGTGTTCCTGGTACTGTTAGCCAGGAAGGCGGCACTGCCCGCAATGATCGCGGCGCTGGCGATGAGGGCGCCGCCCGTGTACAGAACACGGGACACAGACCAGTCATTGGGGAACGCATACACGGTCATGGTTAATTTTTCCTCTCAGTGGGTTGGTGAGTTGGTCGTGAGCGCCCGCCTTCAAGGGCGCATCCCCGCTTACGCGGGGTTAACGGAGCACGATTTTTCAGTAACCGTACTCCATAAGCCAATCGGCCAATGCGAACTTGGAAGTCACTTCCTTACGGAAGACTTCCTCGCCCTCATGGTCTTCGGCGCCCCGGAAAGAGTACTCAATGACGGAGCCGCTAAAGCGGCCGTCAGCGTCCCACATAGCATGGGCGTGCAGCTCGCGCCCGCGCCATCCCCGTACCCACACAGCACTCTCGGTGCCATCGGGGTTCCGCGTCACGCACTCGGCCGCGGCGGCTAGCTTCGGCCAGATATTCTTGAAGCCGTCCCACTTAGCGGGCGGCAGAGGCACATTTTTGAGCGCCTCAATCACTTCGGGAGTGTCCCAGTACATTATGGTCTTCCTTCCGGTTCGTGCGCGCTATTTTGCGCGCATCGCACCCGGGCGCGGGATCGAACCGCGCTACGGCCTCCGCTCTAGGCGGCCGGGCTGATAGTGGGGATTGGGCGGGGCGGTCAGATCTCCCAGATCTCGGCCTGGGCCCAGTCCCAGGCTTCCTGCCCGCAGCACTCGCAGGTGTGGGTGTAGTCCGCGGGCGTCGTGCCCGCGTGCATCCAAGTGCCGCGGCCGTCGGCGGACGCCTCGAAGACGTCCAAGTCCTGGGTCCACGCGGCCGATTCCGCGTCCAAGTCGGCGTCGGGCCGCTCACCGTTCACGAGGAACGCCGTGCACTCGCTGCACAGCGTCGCCGTGCGGTCAATGGTCACGTCCCGGGACGTGACCACAACGGGCGTCATGTCCGCGTAGGGGTAGGCACTGCGGATGGCGTCGACCGCGTCGACGCACTGTTCCCACGCCCAATCGGTCGGAACGTCTTCCGTCGCCCGACCGCTGTCCTGCGCGATCACATGGGTGATGTCATCGGCCGTGATCACGGTGCGCCGGAAGTGCTCGCTGAGAATGAGACACGCGGCCTCTGCGTAGGTAACGCGACGCTCCCGGTCCTCTTCGGCCGAGAAGGCGTCGAGCACGCCCTCAAGGGTAAGGTTCTCAACGGGGATGGTGATGTAGGTCATGGTGTTCATTTTCGGGTCCCTTCCTATGGTGGGGATGGCGATGGGGATGATGGTCCCACGGAAGATGAGGATTTTCCGCGTCCCGCGCCGGGTATGCTTTTGAAGGCATGGTCTCGCGCACTACGGTGCGCCGGGCCCGTTCTGAGCGGGCCGCTTCCGTTTACCCGGCCGCGTATTTCGTCTTAAATCCGTTTTTGGTACACCTAGGGCTATTTTGGACTTCTCTCGGCTTATGATGCGGGTTCACGGCCCTATCGAAGGATAGGGCCGGTCCTGCGCATCGCCGTGGGAGTCCGCATGGTCCTGCGGGCACGGATTGCGTCTGGCTCGCCAGCCGCGCGAAGCAATTTTTAACCGTCTATTGCATTGCTTCACATATGTAGTTCTCAATCTTCCCGGGGTAAGGATGAGGGGTAGGAGCTTGGGACTCCGTTCTCTTCCTCCCTTGTGATGACTCTAGTCTAGCGCGCTCGCTGGGGAATCTCAACCTTTAATTCTGTGTTCTGCGTCTCTTTTGAGTTTGTGGTTCAAACTCGGGAGATGGGGCCCGCTCGCGCGGGGGACTCGACACAGCCCGTTGCTCTCTCCTACGCGGGGGACTATCCCGGCCGCGCCGTCGCCCTAAGGCGACGGGGAAGCGCGCTATCCAATTTTCATCACACGCGCTCACCGGGCCGTGGGCCGCATATGCGGCGCGGCGGAGGAGCACAGTGCCCCGGGCCGGGATCGCACCGGCGCGGGCCCACTAGGGCAGCGGAGTATGTGGGGGTAGGGCGAGCTAGGCGCCGGGGTAGCCCGCGGCCGTGGCCAGCGCATCGGCCAGCCTTCCTCTCCAATCGCCCTGTGAGGGGTAGCCCTTGGGCGCGTGGGGCAGGCCGGCGATGATGTAGGCGATATCCGCCGGGGCGAGGGGTCCGAGAAGTCCGTCGTCGACGGATCGGCTAATGGGGTACCCCCGCATGAGATCACGGGCCAGCTCATCCGCGCATCGGCGGATGAGTCCCTGCGCCGGGGCGTGCTGCCGGTAGACGGCGGCGGGGTAGCCCCACATGGTGGGGACCTGGGTCGGGGCCTTGGTCTTCATCTCGGTTCCTTTCGGTTGCTGTGTTCCTCTGACATAGATAAAGGTACTCGCCCCGCGAGGGCTAGTCAAGGTGCAGGGGCAGGAAATAGGTGTGTTCTGCGTCTCCTTTTGAGTTGGTGGCTTGTACCGGTACAAACTCCGCTCACTGCGCGGGCACGACACGCCCCGGGGGAGCGTGGGTGGGGGAGCGTGGGTGGGGAAGCGTGGGTGGGGGAGCGAGCGGGGACGGGTGG